GTTTTGGTTGAACTGTATGACTTCTTCTACTGGGTTGATCGTTCCATCCAACAGGGTGGACGCGACACTAGTAGTCGGGTCTTCAGTTATTTTAACCTTAACACGGGCCGTTCCGTACTGTGGGCGCACTTAGTTGCGTGACAGCGGGAGGGTTCTTTCTGTGCGAGACTGTTAGTCGTGAGACTATTCAGTTTAGGCTAAGATTCCTAGCGGCCAGCAAAACCCTTTCGAGGTTATTAGCTGGTTAGTCTTAGTCTTGGCCCGTCGCACCGGGTGGCTTTTGCCGCTCACTTGTAGGCAGACACCTCTCTTTAGCAAAGGGGCGTTTGCTTCTGTGTAACCATGCAAGGACAAGTATGCAAAACTTTGCCTTTCGCACAGCAGGGATTTATGATGGGTACAACTTCAGACCCGATGGGTCCGTGTTGTCTCATAATTTAACCCCTAGCAGTGCCAGGAAAATCCAGCGTACTCAGACCTCCTACACAGGAAAGCGAGTCAAGTCCAACCCTCTGCCAGTCCACCCGTATTCCTTCTTGTATATTGATCTTGCTTTACAGCAAGATTATTATCAATCGAGGAATGCGTCAGGATTTAGGTCAGAGTCGTCTGGACCATGTCTGTCGGCCTCGAATCCAGCCTTGGCTGAGATTCCTTGGACCACCAACGAGTGGTTAATCATTGACGCCCAGGCACTTGATGCGCTAAACGACAAAACTCGGGGAGATTTAGATCTCTCCGTAGATATTGTCGAGGCCCATCAGGTGCGGAAGATGTTCAATGCTACCGCTCGAGTGGAGGAATATGCTCGTAGCTACCTTAGCAAGTCGGCTAAATACCGATCTCTTAAGGCGCTTGCTAACCATTGGCTTGAGTTCACTTACGGCGTAAAGCCGCTCGTGAGCTCAGTCTTCGGCGCAGCGAATGAGAGCATCCGACACGTCTTGAACAAGACGGAACGCTTTACAGGTCGTGCTAGCGCGTATCAGCAAGTCAACTCGGTAGTCGCAGACTGCGTTTTCGGGTCAAAGACGTTTACGGCTTCGGGGCGTATTAAACACTCCGTTACCTATGGCGTCGATATCCGGACGCAAGACTTCGATTTATCTCGTTGGTCTTCGCTGAACCCGGTTAGCATCGCATGGGAAACCCTCCCATACTCGTTTGTGGCAGACTGGTTTCTTAATGTCGGAGGTTACCTCCGAAATCTAGAGACTAGCTTGCTATACGCGAGTAGGTTCCGCTCTGGTTACAGAACGGCGCTTTCGGTGGGTGATGTGTCTATTAAACACAGTGAATCGACTGGCAATGCTTCTGTCTATGAACGCCAAGCGTACACAGGCAGTTACAAAGTCACGTCGATTTCACGTACTGTTCTTAGCACATACCCTAGTCCGAGACTCCCTGTCCTAAATGCTCGGCTAGGATCGTCCCGCCTTGTGAGTGCAGCTAGTTTGTTAACTCAGCTGCTTCCGAGGCGTTAACAGGGCCCGGCTTTTGGCCGGTAACCCATAATCCATACGTCACTTTGTGACACGGAGAGAGCCTAATGGCTTCCAATATCGTCCTAGCGGACGCACAGGCGACCCCTGTGAACCATACCTTCGCACCGATCGGTCGCGACAAGAACGGAGTTTACTGGTTCGAAGACCAAAGTCAAGCCAATGCCATCGGGTATTGGAAGATTTCGGTCGAACTGGTGAAACCGCCTGTCGCTGTTGCGAAGCAGAGCTCCGAGGGCCGTTCGGCTCGTGCGAAAATCGGTTTGCATGAACCGGTGCTCGAGACTGTGTCTAATAACACTGTCTCTGGCATCGCTCCTGCGCCGACGATTTCGTACGTGCCTAGGTCCTTTACGGACTTCGTGCTTCCCGAGCGTGCATCTCTTCAAAACCGCAAAGATTTGCGGAAGATGATGGCCCTGCTCCTCGCCGACACGCAAGTAATTGCTGTCGTCGAGACGCTGACCTACATCCAGTAACTCGTTAGAGTTACCGATGAAGAGAACGCAACGCTCTGTGAGCGTCGAGTTATCCGTGATGGAGACTCTGCGTACGCAACTCGCGCCGAGTGTTAAGTTCGAATCAGAAATTGACTATGTCAACTTCGACATCGATCCTAACACATACAGCTCCGTGGAACAGTTCAAAAGGGACTATGCCTACGTGTCCTTTCTACGAAAGTGGAAAGGGTTTAAACACAAAAGCATTAACCCAGAATGGGCTGCTTTCACTACTTGGATGACATCCGAGAAACAATGCTTCAAAACAAACAAGAGGTTAGAACTTGAGACCTCGACGGGTTGTTACTCCGTCGCGTCGAGCACCATAGTGGCTGCTCAGCGTAAAATCGCTCAAATACTCGGCCCCTTATGCGTCCGAAGCGTTGTTGAGTTGTGTCGGTTCGGTAATGGTGCAACTTACGACTTGCGTCGTGGTTCCACGCATGCCGAGAAATCCCGCAGGCCATCTGTCACTTTCGATGCGATTCCCTGGGTTTGTCATGCCTTAACTGGCGATGACTATCTAGGTTCGCTCGTCGGTCCCCTTCATGACCTTAAGGTCGTGTCGGCAAACCGTATGGTGATGGTCCCAAAGTCTGTCAAGACGCATCGTCCTATAGCAGCTGAACCCACGTTGAACAGTTATGTCCAACAAGGATTCGGTCGCTATATACGTATGCGCCTGAAACAGGCTGGCGTTGATCTTGGTGACCAGACGATCAATCAAGATCTAGCTCGCGCTGCTCGACGAAATGGCCTAACGACCATAGACTTGAGTTCTGCGAGTGACACGCTTTGCGCCAATCTAGTTAAGCTCCTCTTACCACGAGAGTGGTATGAGGCTCTTAATTCGATCCGCTGTCAGTTTACTGAATATAAGGGACGGAGATTTGCTTTGTCTAAGTTCTCGAGTATGGGCAATGCCTTTACTTTCGAACTAGAGTCGCTAATCTTTTATGCTCTTATATCAAGTGCTGGCAACGGAGGCGTGTTCTCAGTATACGGCGATGATATTATCGTTCTCGACTGTGACTATGGTCCTGTTTTGGAAATCCTAAACTGGGCCGGATTCACTGTAAATGAACGAAAATCATTTAGTGCTGGCAGCCATTATTTTGAGTCTTGTGGCAGTCAGTTCTTTGATGATGTGGAGGTTACTCCCTGTTATCAAAAGGACGTCTGCTCTCGACCTCACGATTTGGTTCGCCTTCACAATAGGCTGGTGCGCGCTGGTATCCGTCTGGGTCTCGAAAGAGAATTCCAGGCGTGTGCCGACGTCGTACGAGACTATTGCCGTACCCGATTCGCAAAACGTTCCCCGGGAGTAGGACCCTTAGTAGAATATGATGAATATTTTATCAAAGGTGACTATACCTGGGCGTCTGCTGATCAGGATCGCGTTCGAATACGTTCTGCCGTTACTCTTCCAAGCACTGAGAAGTGCGAAGAAGAATGGCAGCAGATAGCGTATTTCGGACGCAAACTGAGAAACCCTGGTTATCTTAATCCTGATCCGCAAGGACAGGCGTCTGATAACGTTGGGTCAAAGCTTCTCGTAGTTGAGAAGTACCACTGGCGAAGTGCTACGTTAAACTAGTAGCACTTTGGTCTGCCCCCCTGTCAAGGGGTGTGTCGCCTTAGGTAAGCG